TCGAACATGGAGGATATCAAAAACGCATATCAAGGCTTTGCAAAGCAAAACTACACAATGCTGGACAACCTAAAACTAGGATACGGCGGCACAAAAACGGAAATGGAGCGGCTGCTTGCGGATGCGGAAAAAATTACAGGAGTAAAGTATGATATCAATAATTTATCAGACGTATACTCGGCGATTCATGTAATACAAGGAGAGCTTGGAATTACAGGAACAACGGCGAAAGAAGCGGCAACAACACTGTCGGGGTCTTTGGCATCCATGAAAGCGGCGTTTAAAAATCTGCTCGGGAATATTGCGATAGGAGAGGACGTTACAGATGAATTGAAACAGGTCGGAGAAACGGTCGTTACATTCTTGACAGGTAACTTAATACCGATGATCGGAAATGTACTGGCGTCAATTCCTGATTTGCTCGGAAAGGATTTTGCAGCGGCAGGGCTGAACATGATCGCAGAGAACAGCGATCAAATATTGGAATCAGGAGTTTCGTTCGTGACGTCGCTTGTAACAGGAATTATAACAGCGCTTCCGTACCTTGCGGAGGCGGCGCTGAACTTGGTAGCATCTTTTGCAAATGCGATTTTAACGATGGATTGGCTGCTTGTTGCACAAAATCTGATAACGGGATTAAAAACGGGATTGGAGACAGCGGCGGTTGAAACACTGGGAACAGATACAAATATAGTAGACACGATCATGACGGGAATATCGGAGAAATTACCGGAATTCTTAAACAAAGGCGTCGAGATGGTGACGAAAATTGCGAACGGAATACTAGAATCGCTCCCACAATTAATTACGATGGCAGGCGAAGCAATAGTAAGTTTTGTTAGCGGAATGCAGTCGATGCTTCCGACGATAATGCAAAAGGGAGCGGAGCTTATTTTAAATCTTGTCAACGGTATTATAACGAATTTGCCGCAGATTGCATCAGCGGCAGGAAGTGCAATTATACAATATGTAGCAGCAATAGGGAGAAACCTGCCGTCTGTATTACAAAGCGGAATCGAAATCATCGGGAAATTAGCTGCGGGATTAATACAGGCAATACCGAAATTGATCGCACAAATACCAACGATCATAACGAACATAAAAAATGAGTTTTTATCCGTGGACTGGGGAAAAATCGGGTTAAATATCATAAAAGGAATCGCGAACGGATTAGCAAATGCAGCAGGCGCATTGTGGGACGCGGTAAAAAGTGCGCTGGGAGACTTTAAAGACAACATATTAGGCTTCTTCGGGATTCATTCGCCTTCGCGCTGGGGAGAATACGTAGGTAATATGATCGATCAAGGAATTGCAAACGGAATTTCGGGCGATGCGAAATTAGTAACAGACTCCGCGAACCTTGTAAAAAAAGCTGCATATGACCCATTGACAACAGATCTATCATATACGACAAACATCGGAAAAATAGGGAACGAAAACGGGCGACGCGGAATTGAAGAAAGACTGGATGCACTAGAAGAAGTGCTGATTACTATAGCAGGGAAAAAGCAAGAAGTTACAATGCTTCTAGACAGACGAGAATTAGGCAGAGCTTTGTTGGAAGTATAAAGGTAAAGCAAAAATGATACGATATATCAATTCAGAAGGAAAAGAATATAAATTTTACGATGCAAGAGTGAGAGCAACAAGCGGAAATTTTCACAAGCACGCTTGGACGCCGGAAACGAGCAAAAGAAAAATAGGAGAAATTGTACAAGGTTTTGAGAAAGACGCGGCGGAGTACGAAATCACTTTTACGGTTAGAGGAGCGTTGGAAGATCGAAAAACATTTTTGGATGAAATGCAGGATGCGTTCGAAACAGATGTTTTACTAGAGAGACCGGGAAGAATTTATTTTGGGGATTATTACATAGATGGGTTTGTAACATCGTCCGAAACAAAAACGTCGGATATAGCAGTCTATTATTCGCAAAATAAGGTGAAATTGTATTGTCCACGTCCAATATGGACAAAAGAAAACCCGTATACGTTTTACAGTTACGGCGCATCGTCATCTGATAATAAACGTTACCCCGGGCGTTACCCGTTCCGATACGCGAATGGCATGAACAACACACATGTCCAAAACCCTCATTTTACAGATGCAAATTTTACACTTGTAATTTATGGGCCGGTCGTAAACCCTCAAGTCATCATCGGAGATAAAAGCTATTTAGTTAATATTGTTTTGGAGCAGGGAGAACGGTTGGAGATAGACAGCCGCACAAGAACCGTTACAAAAATATCAAAAAACGGTGAGCAAGTCAACGCGTTTCATAACCGGGAAAAAGGAAAGACATTTTTCAAGAAAATCCCGCCCGGCCGGCAAAAAGTTGTGTGGTCGGGTAAATTCGACTGGGATCTCGTAATTTACGAGGAAAGGAGCGAACCAAGATGGAGCGGGTGGAAGCAGCGCTAAATGGGAGAGCGCAGAATTTACCGGAAATCGGAGAAAATCGCTATCAAGGAAAACTAAACGCGCCGGCAACGAAAGCGAAAGAAGTGGTTTACCCGGTAATGATTACCGCAACTGGGGATAATGGTGGAGTAACGGAAGAAACTCGGGACTTGATTGTGCGAAATGCAGATCTATTTCCGCTAGAATTTACCATTGCCCGAAAAAACGGAGAAGAGCTGGGATTTTTAGATCAGAGCGTTGCGATCGACATGGATCTTGGAGATGCGGACGACTTTGAAATCTGCTTGCCGCAGGAAGAGTGGACAAAAGAGCGGTACTGGTACGGAAATCGCATTTTTGTACCGGGAACAGAATACGGCGGAATCCTAAACAGCCTCGAAGTGATGACCAAAACGCAAGAAATTGTGTGGTGCGGCACAACGTGGAGAGGACTGCTAAAGCGAAAAATCATAGAACCGCCGGAGGGAAAGGATCACCTGACAGTAAGCGGAGATTTAAACGATATTTTGAGAGATCTTATCAAAGACCGATTCGACGGTCTTTTTTTTGTGCCGGAAGAAAAGGCAGGGATCACCGTCACAGGTTGGCAGATCGACCGATACGTCACGTTATATGATGCAGTCGATAAAATGTTAAGCGCTCAAGGATATCGCCTGCAGATCAGCTACGTTGAGCCGGAAAATCTTGATTATGGATACGTTTCCGTCAGAGCCGTACAGATCAAAAACTATTCGGAAACGCTGGAATACTCGCAAGATGGAGAGGTGCAGTTTACCGTAAAAGATTACAGAGGTGGCGTGAATCACTTAATCTGTGCCGGAAAAGGACAAAACGAAGAAAGGATCATTCTGCATTTATACGTCCAAAAGGACGGGAGCATCGGAAAGACCCCGTATTACACTGGACTTGAAGAAAATGAAGCGGTTTATGAGTTTTCGAGCGCAGACAAAGAAAAGCTGGAAGAGGATGGAGCAAAGCGTCTAAAAGAGCTGCAAAACTATAAAAGCATCGACGTAAACGTAGAAGGGATCGACTTGGAAATCGGCGACATCGTCGGCGGATATGAAGAAATTACAGGAACGAGACTACAAAAGCCGATCGTTAGAAAAATCATAAAAACAAAAAACGGAAAAACAACAACAGAATATAAAGTAAAAGGAGATGACTAGATGGGAGAACTGAAAGGAATTACAATCAATACCGACCCAGCGGCGGAGGCACATATTTACGCGGAAGACGACGCAGCGATTTATCAGAGCATTGTCGGATCAGATGGGGTCATGATGATCGGCCAGCAATGTGAAAGTCAGGTGATCAGTAACAACAAAGTACGAGTAAAAGACGGAGTTATCGTAGTAGGCGGACATTTTGCCCGCATCCCGTACGGAGATTATATTGACTGTGAGATTGTCAACGGGCAATCCGGCAGAAACCGAAACGACATCATCATAGCAAAATTCATCACTACGGGAACAGGTGGCATCGACACCTACACATTAGAGGTCAAACAGGGCGCATCCACAACCGGGTCGGCAACGGATCCGACGCTGACACAAAACAACCTCTACGAATCGGGAAAAATCAGGGAAATGCCGCTCTATCGAGTGGTAATTGAAGGGTTAAGCATCACAAAAGTAGAAAAAATGTTCGAGAGCGTCCCGACAATCCCTATGTTAAATACATATTTGTTACAATTACAGGCTCACCATGATAAAAAGACGCTCACGCCCACGGATCTGGGCGTAAGAGCAGGAGTGTGGAAAGTCATAGCAAGCAACTCGTATAAAATCGGTAAAACGGTGCATCTAAACATAGAAATCTATACAACTGCCACAATAGTTGCAAACAACGTGTACGACAATGTTTTTTCGATACCGCCACAGTATCGCCCATTAAATGACACTGTTGTAAATGTAGTGGCATCAGACGGAACGTATAAAAACCCAGTCGCTTGTACATCTTTAGCAAAAGCAAACGGCAATCTGTTTTTCTGCATCCCAAAAGCTACAAATAATTACCTTTTTATCGACGCTGAGTGGGAGTGTGCTTGATAATTAATTACTTTTTGGTGTATTTAATTGTAACGCATCTTTCCTATTGCGTATTCCAATCGGAGTCAGAAAACAGATCTTTTAGAAAGGAATGATAACATGAAACTTATTTTTAATGATGCAACTGATATGCCGATACAGTCATATGAAAAAATCGGTGGTGCGGTGCGATTCTTGACAATCGGAATTGCGCCGGAAAAGCTGAAAGAAATCTTTGAGGATGCAACAAAAACAAAGGTGATGAACGTCACAGAACGTGGGCAGATCATAGATACCTTGGAAAATTACACGGGATACGATCATACTGAGATATATCCGGGTGGAATTTATGGAGTTGTAAATAATAAAGCCGGTCTGTCAACAGAGGAGCGATTGGATGACATGGGGATTAAGTTGGAAACAGCGAAGCAGGACATAGAAGCACTGAAGGAAAACGGTGGCAACGGTGGAGCACCGGGAACGTATGCGTCTGTCTTTGCGATGGCTAAAATATCTGCAGAGAAAATTACAGATGAGAGGAAAGACTACATTTCATATAAGATGGAAATTATTTTTTTACGATGTGATCGTATTTGCAGTGACGTCTGTATTTCTGCTTGTATTATATGAAGGACCGGTAAAATTGACGCAGAGAGGGGAATTGCAGCAGATGCTTCTTGCATTTGTATGCGTATTTGCCTGCCGGCTGGTCGGAAAGATATATGGGCAGATATGGAGATACGGGGGAATTCAATGCTACATGCGTTTAGTTTGTACGGATTGTGTGGCATTTTTAATATATGTGATTTTGGAATCTGTTCTTCCGGTCGCTCATATCTCATTTCCGCGCCTTCTGGTGTTGAGTACGGTAAACACCATGGGAGCGCTGATCATGAGAATGTCTTACCGTTATGCGTATAAGTGCAGCAACCTGGAAACTTTTTCAGGTAAAATTTTAGCCGCACTGCTGAAAATATTTGCCGGAATTGAAGTGGGGGAAACAAGAGACGATCAGAAGATCAAAGTGGCGATCATAGGGGCAGGAAATGTCGGAGTTACTCTGGCAGGGGAACTGTTGGCAAACAAGATGGCATCCTATGTGCCGAAATGTTTTGTGGATATCGATAAATCAAAAGGCGGACGAGAGATACAGGGACTTCCCGTATTATCTGAAAACGAGGCGACGTTTCAGAAACTGAAAAAATACGGAATACAGGAAATTATCTTTGCGCTGCCGTCTATGGCGGATGAAAGAAGAACAGAGCGATATCTTTATTATAAAAATGCCGGATATAAAGTGAAGATGTACGATTATCCTAAGATGCAGATGGCAGGCGGAAAGAGATCGCTTCGAGAATTTGATATAGAAGAACTGCTATTTAGAGCTCCGAGAAAGCTTACGAACGAAAAGACAGATGCTTATTATAATGATAAAGTAATCCTCGTCACAGGAGGAGGCGGGTCGATCGGATCGGAACTGTGCAGACAGATTGTAAAAATGGGGCCGAAAAAATTGATCATCCTTGACGTTTATGAAAACGGAGCTTACGATCTTCAACAGGAGTTAAGAATCGCATATGGCAACGAACCGGGCATCAGTGTGGAAATCGCTTCGATTACAGATTCAAAAGCAATGGAGCGTGTATTTTCAAAATATCATCCCCAGATCGTTATTAATGCGGCTGCCCATAAACATGTTCCACTTATGGAAAATAACTGCATCGAAGCGATCAATAACAACGTGTTCGGAACGGCGGTTGTCGTTGAGATGTGCGAGAAATACGGCGCAGAACGCTTTATGATGGTTTCGACAGATAAAGCGGTTAATCCGACTAACGTGATGGGTGCAACGAAGAGAATGTGCGAAATGATCGTGCAAAGCGCCAGCATTAACGGAAAAGTAAAATACAGCGCGACAAGATTCGGAAACGTATTAGGAAGCGCAGGAAGTGTAATTCCTCTGTTTAAACGTCAGATCCAAAACGGTGGACCGATCACACTTACAGATAAAAGGATCATCCGCTACTTTATGACGATTCCGGAGGCGTCTCAGCTCGTGTTGGAGAGCGGCGTGATTGCTCACAATGGCGAACTGCTTGTTCTCGACATGGGAAAACCGATCAAGATACTGGATCTTGCAGAAAATATGATCCATCTGTCAGGAGCAAATAATATTAAGATCGTAGAGACAGGACTCCGTCCGGGAGAAAAGCTGTATGAAGAACTTCTTGTTAAGACAGAAGAACTTGATAAGACCGAAAACGATCTCATCTTTAGAGAAAAAGATAAGCCATTGCCGACAGAAGCAATCCGTGAAAAATTAAGAATGCTCAAAGACGTCTGTGAAAACGGAGACGATGAGCAGGCAAGAGAAATGCTGCGCAAAGTTGTGCCGACATTTAAAAGACCGGAAGAAGTGAACCGGGAAGTAGGCGATGAAGTAGAGCCGGAGGATAACAGCTTCCTTCGGTGAAGAATGAAAGCCTGAAATTCTTGGATAAGGTGAAGAGATACGATGAAAAGTGCGGATCGGCATTGGCAGATAAAGTGTGCGGCAGGAGTAATCAAAAGGAAAATAATATAATAAACATAAGTAAAAAGAAAGAATCTACAGGAGAGAGAAAATGAAGAGGAAAGCTTATGACGGGATTTATAATCAATACATTAAGCGGGGAATTGATTTTTGTCTTGCATTGGTCGGTCTGATCATTGCAGCAATTCCGATGGCAATCGTTGCAGTTGCTATTAAAGCGGAATCAAAAGGTCCTGTGATCTTTAAACAGGATCGAATCGGTTATAAGGGAAAAGTATATAAAATGTATAAATTTCGCAGCATGTGTGTCGGAGCAGAAAAAGGAGGCGTTTATTCGGATAATAAAGACAGCCGCGTGACAAAAGTCGGAAAATTCATACGCGCAACGAGTATTGATGAACTGCCCCAGCTTGTGAATGTTTTGAAAGGGGATATGGCGCTGATCGGTTTTCGCAGTCCGCTTACATATCATCCGTGGCCATGGAGTGAATATACAGAGGCACAGAAGAAGATGTTTAACGTACGTCCGGGAATTACAGGCTGGGCGCAGGTGAACGGAAGAAAAACAGTTGAATGGAATAAACGTATTGAATTGAACGGCTGGTATGCAGAGCATGTTTCCTTTTGGCTGGATGTAAAGATTTTATTCATGACAGTATTTAAAGTACTTACAAATGCCGACAACGAAAACGTCGGAGAAACAGTGAAACAAAAATAGAAACAGATAGTGCTATAGAAAATGACGGAAGATCAAATAAAACGATCAAAAGAAAAGCAGACAAAACAGAGGGGATGATCAGATGCCATTAAAACTGATGTATATTACAAATTCAGAAGATGTCGCCCATATCGCAGAAGAAGCAGGAGTTGACCGTATTTTTGTCGATATGGAATATATCGGCAAAACCGACAGGCAGGGTGGGATGGATACAGTGCAGTCCAGACATACGGCGGATGATGTGAGGCGGCTTGCACAATGCTTAAATAAAGCGGAACTGTTTGTAAGAGTGAATCCGATTCATGAAAAAACAGATGAATATAACTCGTCAAAAGAAGAAATTGACGAAGCGATCGAAGCAGGTGCAGATCTTTTAATGCTGCCTTATTTTAAAACGGCAGAGGAAGTTCAGACATTTGTAAAATATGTAAATGGCAGAGCAAAAACAGTCCTTTTGGTTGAAACACCCGAAGCGGCGGCCATTGCAGAGGATCTAGTACAAATTCCGGGGATTGACGAGATGTTTATCGGATTGAATGATTTATCATTAGGTTACGGTAAAAATTTTATGTTTGAACTGCTGCTTGACGGTACGGTTGAAGAACTCTGTCTGAAATTCAGAAAAGGCGGGATTCCTTATGGATTTGGCGGAATTGCTTCATTAGGGAAAGGAATGCTTCCTTCGGAATATGTGATCAAAGAACATTATCGTCTTGGTTCTGCATGTGCGATTTTGTCACGGAGTTTCTGCAGGACAGGTCAAGTGACAGACTTAAAAGAGATTCAGAAGATTTTTGAAACTGAATTGCCGAAAATACGGGAACTTGAAGAAGAATGCAGAGTACATAGTGAATATTTTTGGAAAAACAGACAACAGGTTGAGATAAAAATAAGACAGATCTGCGAATGTGAGGATGCAAAATGAATTTATTAGTAACAGGAGCATGGCAAGGAGCAAAAGACGGGATTGAACAATTAAAAACATTGGGGCATCAGGTAGAATTTTTGCAGTTTGAAAAAGATGAGCTTCCGTGTTCATATGAATGGGTTGAAGGAGTTATATGCAACGGACTATTTCTTTCGCATCCGATCGAGCGATTTACTCATTTAAAATATATTCAACTGACAAGCGCCGGATTTGACAGAGTTGATATGCAGTATGTAAAAAAACATAATATTGAGATACATAATGCAAGAGGGGTATATAGTATCCCAATGGCAGAGTTCGCAATATTCGGAGTATTAGAACTGTATAAACAAGGCAAATTCTTTCAGCAGAATCAGGCGGAAAAACGGTGGGAAAAACAAAGAAATCTGTCAGAATTGTTCGGAAAGCAAGTATGCATTGCAGGCTGCGGCAATGTCGGAACAGAATGTGCAAAACGTTTCTCTGCTTTCGGATGCAGAATAACGGGCGTAGATCTGTATCCGAGAGAAGATGAAAACTATGAAAAAATGGTTGGAATCGAGAACCTGTCCGAAGTTCTCTCCAAAAGAGATATTGTCATATT